TTTGAAATCAACCCGAAGTAGGAAGCCACAAGTTGAACCTTGCGGAGCGGCAAATACGTGATGTCGCGGTTATACATTTCGCATCTCGACTCGCGAGGATGCGGCGCTTTCATTCGCGGAAGATTCGCGAAATGATCCATGTCCGTTAGAAACGTGACGTTTCCTTCAATCGTTCCGTCGTTCTTTTCGGTCAAAGAATAATTCGGCTGGATGACGACGCCGTCCGCGTAATGTTCGGTGGCGTTTCCATGTTTCTTGATATTGGAGCTTGCCATTTCGTTAGATTGGTTCCGGTGGTTTCGATCCTTCCGAGCCTCCCGCCGTGTTGGCGGCGATTTGAGCCAGCAAATCGACCATGCGGCGCTGTTGATCGTTGTCCATGAGGCGAGCGCCGCCGCCGCCGCCAATGTCCGCCAGCGAGCTTGTCGCGATGGTTGGCACGGCCTTTTGCGCGTCGGCGAGCTTCTTTTGCAAGTCGTCATTCAGGCCGCGTGTGATGTCGTCAATTTCCCCGGTCAATTGCTTGGCCTTGTTGGAAAATTCGAGACTCGATTTCGTGTCGCCGCGTGATTTCGCGTCGCCGGAATCCTTGATTGCCTGGGCACGTTCTTTTTTGAGGAACTCGCGCTTTTCCCGATCATCCATCCCGGCAAGCTTGTTTGTCCGGTCGATCTCCGCGCCCTTCTCGGTCAACGTCTTGATCTCTTCCGCCGATTTCTTCCGCTTGTCGTCAAGTTCCTTGTCGTTCGTGGCTTGCTCTTCACGGTATCCGGCAATCTCTTTCTCGACTTCCAATTGCTTTTTCCGAGCCTCAAGAGCTTTCGTTTCATCCTCGCCGAATAGAGCGTCGGCAGCGAGTTCGGCCCGGCGCTTTTCGGCGTCGAGGATCTTTTCAGTGAGAGACAAAGCGCGGATTCTCGCTTCCTCTTCAAGCTTGGCGATGTCCTCGCCTAACTTCTTTTTCTCCTTTTCGGTTTCGAGTTGTTCTTTGGCGCTTTGCGCGGCAGCTTCCGCTTTTGCCTTGGCCTCGTCTTTTCCATTTCCGCCGCCCTGAATGATCGAATCAAAACGTCTTTCAAGTTGAGCGTCGGCGATGTCGCCCGATCCGGTTGCCTTGTTCAAAAACCATTCAAGGTATGCGCCAGCGATTTTCAGGCCGTCGATAACGTTTCCGAGCCATGCGACGCTTTTCGACTTAAGCGCATCGTATGCGTCGCCAATCTTGGCCATTGTCTCGATTTGGGAATTCGTTGCAATAGTCGCCTCATCCAGCATTGCCGTAAGCTCTTCCGGACCTCCCGCAAGCATCGGAATGATTTCCGCGCCGCTCTTGCCGAGCAACTTCATGATCGCGGAAAGCGCCGCGCCCTTGTCCGCGCTGGCCTGGTATCCACGCGCAAGCTCGATCATTTGCCCTTCCGGCGACATGCCTGCAAGTTCGGCAAGGTTGACGTTCAAGGCCGCTGCCGCGTCCGCGAATCCGTCGCCGCCCTTTTCCGCTTCCGCAAGATTCTTCGTTAGAATCGTGAGAGCTTTCCCGACGACTTCCATGTCACCGCCTGAAAGCTTGCTCGCGTAGGAAAGCCGCTGGAAGCTTTCGGCGGACATGTCGAGGCGCTTTGATAGATCGTCAATCCGACCCGCCGCGTCGAGCGTCGCCGATACCCAAGCCGTGATTGCGCCCGCGCCGAATAGCCCGGCAAGCTGGCTTTTCGCCGACGCGGAAAATTGTTTCACGTCACTCCGCATTTCGTTCAACGAACGGCGGAAAGGCGAAGTGTCAGCGCCAAAAACCCATTTAAGCATGATGATCGGTTGTGTCAGGGATTAAGCCCTCATCTTCGGGAAAATCATCTTCAAGATCCCCGTCAAAAAGAAACCGGAGCGTCGATCCTTCGATTTCGGAAATCTCCGCGCTCATCCATTGCAAGCGACCTAACGACATGTTCCAAACGTCTTTTTCGGTCATGCCCGTTTTCATGACAACCGGGATGACAAGCGTTAGAACGTCCGGCCCGGTCAACTCCCTGGTTGCAGGCCCGCCCGAAACGATCTCCCAAAAACGCGGCCCGCTGGAATGACTCGTCATCCAGAGCGAAAACTTGACGATCTCGCGTTTGAAAAGTGCCGGATTGCGATCCATTCGGAGACGCCAGAAAAGATCGCGAAACGTCGGCTTGAGCTTGACCGGCGACCCGAAACGGTTGCGACAGGCCGCGACGGCGGCGAGCAAATCGGCGGGACGGTTGACGCCCTCCGGATTGATTAGCGGCGAGTCAATCGCACGCAACAAGAGGTAATGAAATGGAGAGAAATCATTTAGGACACGCCCGCAAACGCGGGCGCATCCTGGAAAGTAAGCGGTAAAAAAACGGTCATCCACGTTAAGCGAGCGTGATGTATTCCGATTTCTCCACGTCGTAAGTGATGATTACGAAATCACCGGCTTGCTCCGCACGTCCAACCTTGTTGATTTGATACTTCACGGCGTTGAACGTGATAACCGAAAACACGGTTTCCACGGTATAGCCGGAACGGATCTTGAGCGTGATCGTTCCAGTCGTGGTTAAGTCGTCGCGGGTATCCTCGATCTTGTTGCCAATCTCGTTGACGGTGACGAGCTTGTTTGCGTGTTCGCTTTCAAGGTTCGTGGAAATGACGGTTGCATTGACGATGACGCCAACGCCGCCAGTGATGCCGTGAAGGTGCGCGGTTCCTTTGGTTTGAGAGGCCATGATTTTTTACGAGTGAATGATTTCTAGTCGGCGGAAGGTATTCTTTTGAAATCCTGATTGTCAAGCATCCAATAATTCGCAAGTCACGTCAAAAACCAGATTTTCGACAAAGTCGGTTTCTTGCCTGTCGCTTGGATCGTCGGCGGGCGTGACGTAGTGGAAATGAATCTTCTTCACGGCGCGGTTGTCGGTCCCGACAGGCTTGTTGAGAGCGGCCTGCAAGGAGGGAAGGTCATCGGTCATTGCGAGTTCCAGCGCCCCGGCCCATGCGTCCAGATTCGCCCTGGTTGTGACCATGGAATCCGCCCGAAGCTCGAAACGCAAACGCACGATTCTAACGCCAACCTCAGTCGGCATGTCCGGATGCGGAGAAGAGTTTTCGGCGTAGATAATGAGCCAAGGCATGACCGCTTTTTCCTCCTTGTCATGGCCTGGATAGGCATTCAGGCCAGCGATATTCAGGACGCCGGGAAGCCATGAAGCGAAAGCCTTTTCAACTTTGATTTTTGTTTGCAAACTCATTTTAGTGATCTTGATGCAGCCCTCATTTTGCGATCCATCATGCGCTTGATAACCGACGTGACGGCCTTTTGCCGATGCTCGATTGCCCGAGCCTCGCCGTGTGCGTCAAGCGCGTTTTCGATATACCTAACGTCATTCGTGAGCGTGACAGCGAGCGTTTTCCCGTCTCCGGTTACGCTTCCAGTCCCCGGCGACTTTTGCCGCGTGGCAAACCCTGGAATGCCGCGAACGCCGCCAAGCTGCCGCGCCCCTGCCGCGAATCCGCCCTTGGCGAATCCTACCAGCTTGATTTCCTTCGTGCCGTATTTCACGGCGTTCTTGAAATCGACACAAATCAGCATTTCGCGAGGCTTTCTAACGAATCTTTGTTTTCGGTGAAGCTCGCCGCCGTCAAACATTCCGACCGAATAACGACGATCCGTTTTTCCATGCGTATTCAGGACGCTTGCCGCTTCGGAATACTTGCCGCTCTTCACAAGCCTTGAGAATTTCGCCGCAACTCCCGGCCCGGCCTTTGCGTCGTTTTTCAGCCAATCATACGCGCCGCCAACCGACCCGTAAGTCATGGACAAACGCATTAAAATCTTTACCTGTAATTCCTTCCCGGAAGAGGAAGTCTTTCCGACTGGCCGCGTGTTGAATGCCAGATCGGCGGCAAAGAGGCGCATTTGCGCGGGCAACACTTCGCGGACGGTCGATCCCGCCGCGTCGGCAAGTTTCTGAATGGATGAATCCAGTTCGGAAATATCCGAGAAACGTAATGTCACGTCGCCGTTGCTCATTCGTTGCGCCTTTCCGGTTCCACAAGAACAATCGTTATTGCGATCCGTCCTTTCCTGATCGAATTCGGCTCGCTCGAAATTTGCCAGCTTTCGGACCTCGCTAAAACGGTCATGCCCGATTTAAGCGCCCCCGTGTAAGCGTCGGCGGGAAACTTCACGACAAGCGTTCGCTCGTTATCCGTCGCCGCGATCCCGAGCGCGTTGCTCGATTCGGTTTCATCTTCAATCGCCTGGATCTTCGTTGACCCGATGGTGATTTCTTCCGATCCCATCGTTGCGAGGGATTTCTTGAACGCCGTTAGGAGGAAGGTTTGAACACTCATTTTCAGGATCTAAAGAAAACGGCCCGCCCTCTCAGAAAGGACGGGCCGCTTATGAATTCCAACAAACAACCCGGAGAAATTAGAACCTCACGGTGCCGGTTGCATTGACCGCCGCGCCCGTAGTGGTGGACGCGCCGAATGTGACCTTGAACCGGACGTAACGAGCGCAATCCGAAGGGAGGCGAACGCGCTTGAGGAAAGCGCCAACACCCGCCGCGCCCGCGCCCGTCAAAGTCTCAGACATAAGAGTCTGGCTGATGGCGGCGAAGTTGGAAGTTGTCGAGCTTTCCACGATGTAAGTCACCGTGCGAGTGTCCGGAACAATGGTTGTCGAAAGAGCGGGAACGCTCAATTCGAGTTCGATTCCTTCCGGTCGGAAGTTGTTTCCTGCCGCCGTTCCAAGATCAATCGCGGTTGAATTCGTTGAACTGGAAGCGGACGAAGGAAGGGCGAACGCGGCCGGATTTACGGCTTTGTCCTGAACGTTTCGTGCAAATTCGTTAGACATGATGATGATTCTTTCTGGTTTCCGTTATGTTAGGCGATTGGTTCGGTGTTGAGAATCGAATCGGTTGCCACGATTGGAATCCCCTCGTATTCGGTGGGCGTCGGAGCGTGGATTGATCCTCCTCCCTTTTCGCCGGTTTTGCCGGTGAGAGTCAGCGACGCGACAGCGGAACGGGATGTTTGCAGTTGAGTGCGCGAACGCTTGCTCATGAAGATCGCGTCCGGAGTAACGCCAGCCGGGAACAAATCAAGAGCGGCAGCAATCAGCGCGTCGGTCAAGCCCTTGCCGGAATCGGCGGTGAGATTCTTGATGCGGACGACGCTGTTTTTGCTGGCCTGTTGCAGGCCGATCCAAGATGCCAAATCAGCGACCTCTCCCGGCCCCTTATTTCCGTCAGCATCAGATAGCGACTCGACGCGGAACTCGGAAAGCTCCATCGTTCCATTTTTGCCCATGACAAGCGTCACGTCGCGAGGACCGAACTTCACGAAATACACGGACGATCCGGTGTCAGCGGTCGTTCCGGTAGCGTCCTTAATCATGCCGGAATCGACAAAACTAACCAAACCGGGAAAGCCGTTAGCGGAGCCGAGCGCGGTTTTTCCGTAGAAGATTTGTTTGCCAATCTTGCGAAGCGCGGCCTCCATGACGCCGGTTGCCTCATTCGCCTTGATGTCCTGAGCAGGGCCGTTTTCCGGCGCGTCAAGGACGGTTTTCCAAACCTCGATTCGGCCACCAAGGACAGAGCAATCGAAATGTTTGTTGTCGAACGTGGACTTGCTTCCGGGAATTCCCTGTGAAGCAGCGATGAAGTCAACGGTTGGCAAACCGGTGCGGACAAGCGTCTTGAAGCCGGTGCCGTCAACCGTGCGAACGGGAAACAGCGCCATTTCAGGAGCGGCGGAAATGGACTCTTCGACAAGTCCAACGACGGCGTCAGAGCCGTTGAGTTTTGCAACGTCAAGCAGTGTAATGTTAGGCATGGTGGTTTCTTTCTATTCGTGAGAGTGGATAATTATTTCTTGGCGAACGCAGCGGCGACACGGGCAAAGCCAGTCAGGCCGGAGATTTCAGATTTTCCTTTTTCGTCCTTGCTGGATTCAGGAAGCGGGTTTCCGCCAAGGCCAGCGAAGCGAGCGGCAGCGGCCTTTTCAACGTCGGCGTCAAAAGTGGCGAGCTTGCTGTTTGCGGTGGTAAGCGCGGTGTTTGCGGTGACAAGTGAAGCCTCCGATTCCTCAAGAGCCTTGGCCGCTTCGTCGCGTTCCGTGGTCATGGCGGAAATATCGGATTCAAGCTTCGTGATTTTATCGTCACGATCCTTGATCGTTGCTTCGTGAGCTTGCACGGTGGACTTCAAATCGGAATTCTCGGTTTCGAGTTTTCCAATTTCCTCTTTTGCCGAGGCGTTGGTATAAAACAGTTTCATAATTTAGCGCGTTGCGATTCGTGGTTAGCTTAACGTTTCTTTGATTTCAAGGAAAAAGGAATAAATTTCAAGGATCAATCTCCGGATCTTCCTCGTCATCCTCCGGATCGTCCGGAGGCATACAAAGGACAATGACGGCGTCCCGAGCTTCCGCCCTGGTTGCGATGGCGTCCGCCAATCCAAGTTCTAACGCCTTGTCGCCCGAATACCATCCGGCGCGGAAAACTTCCGGGTCTAGCATCGCGCCCGCATTCGTCCGCCCTTCGGTGACGTGATTGCGGAACGCCTCGCCAGCCGAATTGATCGACTCTTGCAGGAACTCCAATTGCGTTTCGTCCGGTTCCAAGTGGAACGTGCTTTTGAGGTCCGCGCCCTCACTGACAAGAGCCTTGAAAGTGATTCCCATGTCCGCCCAAAACTTGTCGCAATCGGCCCATGAAATGATTACGCCGATGTTGCCGATTGTGGCGGACGGCGACACGATGATTTGATTCATCCCGGAGACGAGCCAATACGCGGCGGAACATGCCATTCCAGCGCAAAAACCAGCGGTCGGAATGCCGAGCCCTGAAATCGCTTGCCCGGCCTCAATGACACCGGCAACCGTTCCGCCTGGAGAATCGACGTGATACATGACGCCTTTTGCGCCTTGCGCTTTCGCGTCTAACGATTCGACAATGATCGTGTTGTAACGCGTCGCAAGCCCGAGGTATTCGTAAATCGGCGGGCACTTGAAAAGCAACGCGCCCCGGATCTCGATATGAGCGACGCCGTCCGCGTCCATGTGCATCGGCTTGCGGAGCGTGTAGAATTGTTCCCAATACGAATCGGCCCGCTCTTCCGTTGCCGATTTTTCGGCAGCTTCCAGAGCGGAAAGAGCATAGTCTTGAACGGCGTCCGGTCGGATCATCCATTGATGCGAGCGGATACTTGAAAGCATCCGGAGTTGAGCCGTTGAGGCGTTGACGGTTTTCATGATTGTGCGGCGTTGTCGGGTGCTGAAACAAAGTTAGGATCGGGCATTTCATTAGGAGTGAGCATGTAGAACAAACGACGGTCGATCTCGATCCCGCGTTTCTCTTCCTCCGCAAGAATGCGCTCTTCGCGGTTGAAAACCTCGTCAATGCGCTCCATGTCGAAAGCCTCGATGTCGCCGCCGCCCTCTTCCGCAATGATGCCGGTGCGGTTGCGCAGACCGATCTTGTAATCTTCCCGGCGCTGTTGAGCGTCGCGGCCTGGATCAATCGAAAACTTGCGCGGCATGACGAATCCGAGTTTCCACCAATCGGCGGGATTTTTCGGACGCGGGAGAATCCCGATGTTCATTGCAACGGCGACGGCGTAACGGATCTCGAAAAGGGCCGGTGACTTGATAACGTCTTGTCGATCCTCGACGGATGCGCGGGCGCGTTCCTGGATGTTCCGGACAAGCGCGGAGTTGACGCCTTCCGACTTCCAAAAAAGCTCATAAGGCCAGTTGACGGCGGCAGCGTGAGTGCGAATGACGCGGTCTTGAAACCGATCCCACATGTCGCCCGGCGTGTTGTTCTCGACGGCTTCCAGCTTCCCGCCTGAATTGCTCCGGAAGTATTTAATCATTCCGCCTGCAAGGGATTCGACTGTCGGCGCTGCCGCTGTCGTCGCGGTTGCGTCACGTCCAACGGTAACGGACGGGTCCGTTAGATCCGGCCCGCCAGTTTCGTTGTATTCAACCAACGCGTAACTCGCCCGGATGTTCTGATTCATTTGCTCGCGTTCCGTCGCGGTCAACGATCCGTAAATCAACTTGATAGCCGCAGATCCGGACGGAATACCGCGAACCTGATCGTGCCAGCGAGGATCGAAAACGTGAATGCAACGATCCGCTTCAAGGTCAACGTCTTCGGCGGGAGTGTCGCCAAGAACTCGATATGCCATCGCCCGGTTGAACTTGTCCCGAATGACGCCGTGCGAAATCCGCAAGCCTTTATATTTCCCATCGGTAACGATGGTGTATCCGCTTTGCCCTTGCGACGTGACACCCGATTGACGCTGGCCAATCCGGTTGACGGAAATACGTTGTGTCAGCGGATACCCGCTCGTCGCTTTCGTTAGGTAAATCAGAAAGTCGCCGTCCCGGTCGATTGCGACGCTGTCGAGCCAAAGCCGGGTTTTGAAATCCCATGCCCGGCCTTTCACGTCGCAGTTGCCATACCATTGATTTTTCAACCAGTCGATTGCGAGCTTTCCCCATTCGCGATCCTCGCCCCAAAAATTCGGGTCCCATGCGCGGCCAATCGCGTTATCCGCCTTTTGCACCATCGGCGTTGACCACGGCCCGAAGTTTTCAAACAGGCGCCGCGATCCGGAAACAATAAATTGCCGGTCGAGGTCCGGAATCAGTTTCTCGAAATCCTCTTTGAAATTCCTTTGCGGAGGAATCCCGCGATCATTCCTGGAAGCCGCGCTTGCGAAATTTTGAGGCGTCGCGATGCTGGTTGGCGTCACTTCAAATTGGTTGCCGTATTGGTCGAGGATGGCCATGTTAAACGATTCTTCCGTAGGTGCGAGACGATGGAGTTAGCCCGGCGTCGAGGTATTGCAACGCCTTGTCGATTACCATGATCCATTCATGAGGCAGGATTTGTGACGCCCCCATAGCAATCGCGAAATTGATTCCGTTGCCACCTCCAGAAGAGATTTGAGCGCCTTTGTTTTCGGCAAGATCCGCAATCGTCGCGCTCTTCCAGTCTTGGAGTTGCTTTCGGTTTGACGCCGATTCAGCGCCATAACGAGTCAGCATTCCGACAAATTCCAGTGACGGCATTGCCATGATTCCGAGGATTAGGGAGCCTGCTTGATGATGTCGGAAACCGGGATGACGTAGGTTTCCCCGCCTTGCAGCGTGGCCTTGTCGCCGTCGATTTGCACAAGGTAAATCGGGCCGATCTCTTTGCCGTCCACTTTCGCGAAAACGTTAGTGCCAGCCTTGGGAGTGAATTCGGATTTTGTCGCCATGCGCGGAGCAAATCTTGATTGTCCGGAAAAGTCAACAAAAACGAACGCGAGCCGCAGAACCTCCGATGCAGGCGACGGAATACCGCGCCTGATCTTAGCTGTTCTGCTTTATTTTTCCTGCATGGTCAATCCTCGATCTCGATCCGAATCACTCCCCTGATCGTCTCCATGACAATTTGCATGACCTCGCAATCCCATTCGTGGTTGTCGTAATGGTCCTTGATCTTGCACCAGCGATACACGCCCGGCGAAATCTCGCGCTTGACCTCCGCTTTCATTTGCTCGCGATAGTCCTTCGACACGTCAACGGGAATCCCGAAGTGACCGTCCGGCAATCCCATTTGACCGACAAGCGCGTCTTTCGCCCGGAGGTTTGAAAACCGGATCGTCCGGAATCGGATTTGCGAACTCGTCGTTCCGTTCTGGTATTTCGAGAAGATTTTCCAAACGATTTTCGGGCGCTTTGAAGTGCCGATGTCGTATCGGTATCCCTTGGCCTGATCCTCGCCGATTAGTATCATCCACCATCCGGCAACGTCCGGCCCGCAGTGAAGCCGCACTTGCTTGACGACCTCGTCAATCTCATACCGACCGTCAATCGCAACGTCCGGATTCTCGACGCCGAATCGGTCTTGAAGCTCAAACAAGCCTTGCCACGTCGTCACCTTCCCTTCCCACAAAAGACGGCTTGCGCCTCCGATCTTGAACGCCCGGATGACAACCCAAAAGTGTCCCTTTTGAACGTCAATCGTCATGAACCGATAATGCTCGCCGTCCCACTTTTCCCCGTTGTGGAACGCCTGCTTTCCGTAAGCCTCGCCGCCAGTCGTTAGCGTCGGCGCGTCGCTAGGCTCTTCCCAAAATTGCCCGAGGTCTTTGTTGATGAATTGTTTCAGCGGTTCCAAGTTCCCGCGCTTGGCCTGGTCATTCGCGATAATCCAAAGCTTCATGACCGACGCCCAAGTTTTCGTCCATACCGCCATGAACGTCCAAGAGAACGTGACACGATCCGGGAAATGTTTGTTGCCGTTCCATACGGGTTTGCACTTCGACCATTTGCGCCGATTCTGATCCGTGTCCGCGAACTCTTCACCGCATGACGGACACTTGTAACGAATGCTCGCGAAGATCGCAGGCCAGTCGTAATCGCCGGACTCATCCCTAACGATTGTCCGCTTCAAGTTGTCCATGACAACCGGATTCCATTCCTTGCATTCCGGGCATTGATGGTGCCCGTCATGCCACTTGCCATTTTTGCAAAACTCGTGCCATTCGGTTCCCTCGTTTCCTCCCTGGGATTGCAAGAGCATCTTCCGATTCAGCCTGTCGTGATGGCGCCTGAGGAATTCACCGATCATCCCGTTGACCCACTTCCAGACCTCGTCACCGAAACAGTAACGCATGGATTTTTCTTGAGTGTTCGACTCGTTAGCGCCGCCCGTAAACATGGACATGTGACGGAAGATGATCGACGTTTTCTTTGCGTCGTTCCGATCCTTGCCGGAAGGAATGAAAATCTTTGTCCATGGCGATTTCCGAAGGACTTTCAAAAGCCGCGATTCCATCCAGTCTTTTACGAGCTTGTCGTTTTGCCCGAGCATGAGCAAGTCGCCCGGATCTTGCGCGATGGCGTAGGATGCGCAAACCTCGAAAATCGTTGTCTTGCCGAATCCGGTAACGGCGATGTTTGCAATTTCCTTGATGCGAGGATCTTTGAACGCGTTCAAAACGAACTCATGCGCCGGGACAACCGACAAGTCGTATTTCGCGCCATACTGCGAACCGGCCAAGTAAACGTTTCTTGTCGCCAATTCCGAAAGCGGCAACCGATCCGGAGGCTTGACCCCGGACAGGAAGCCGACTTTCCACGGCCTGCTTTCCTTTTCCTTTTCCGCGATCATTCCGTTTTCCCTTCCTCGCTTTCGGCGAGTTCCGTTAGGATTCCAAA